TACACCGTGCGTATGAAGAGTGTGAAGAATGATCTGGCTCAGGTAGCCGCCGAGCAGAGCCAACAGATAGCCGAACTTCAGGCCGAGCTGTCCGCACTGAAGAGATCCGCTTCAGAGAAAGAAGAGTCGGAACGCCCGAAACGTATTCGTCGAGGATACAGCCCCACGGAGGTTCAGCGCATGGACATCCCCTGCTTTGACTTCGACGGTCCGTGGCTTCGCGCCTTCGGACGGCCTGCGCGGACGGGCACATGGATTATATGGGGTGCGAGCGGCAACGGGAAGAGCTACTTTGTGATGCAGCTTGCCAAGTACCTGTGCCGATGGTGCAAGGTGGCTTACGACAGTCTGGAGGAGAGTACCGGCCTGTCGCTGCAGAACCGGCTACGCAGCGAGCACATGGAGGAGGTGAACCGCCGGTTTCTCATCCTGGATCGCGAGCCGATGGACGCACTGAGCGAACGGCTGAAGCGCCGCCGCAGTCCGGACGTGGTGATAGTAGACAGCTTTCAGTATAGCGGACTGAGCTATGATGGCTACAAGCGCATGAAGGAGGAGCACGGCAACAAGCTGCTCATCTTTGTGAGCCACTCCGAAGGTCAGAACCCCTCCGGGCGTACGGCCAAGCGGGTGATGTTTGATGCCGATGTGAAGATCCGCGTAGAGGGATACCGCGCGGTGTGCAAGGGCCGGTTTGTGACCGAACCCGGCAACCACTACACCATCTGGCAGGAGGGTGCCGCACAGTATTATAACGGGATTTAGCTACGAGCTACGAGCTTCAAGACTTACAGGACAAACAATATAACGAATTATGAAGGAAAGAGTGTACATCAGCGGTGCCATAGCGCACCACGACCTGCGGGAGCGGAAGCGCGCGTTTGCCGACGCGGCCCGGTTCCTGGAACTAAAGGGCTACGAGCCCGTGAACCCCTTTGATAACGGACTGCCGGACGAGGCCGACTGGCGCGAGCACATGCGGGCGGACATCGAGATGCTGCTGTCGTGCGACTGCATCTACATGCTGCAGGGATGGGAGACATCCAAAGGAGCCCGCCTGGAGTTGGAGGTGGCTGCTTCGACCGGCATCCGAACGCTGTTCGAAGGGTTTTATAATATTTAGTTTTTGAGCTAAAAGTTATCAGTTTATGGACGAATATACAGGCAATGAGGTGTTTCAGCTGCTGCTGAAGAACGACGAGGTGCTGTCGGTGCTGGACGACTGGCTGGACCGCAACATGCAGAGCGACCTGCGCGTGCGCAGGGCCAAGACGAAGGGTTGCGTGGTGGTGGAGACGCGGGATGTGCTGTTTGCGCGAAACATCAAGGTGTGGCACCCGAGCTGCCAGGTGGCGATACGGAAATGATTTACAATTTAAAATTATCAATTATCAATAATCAGTAATCAACAATCAATATGGAAGAGATGATACAAATGCTGCAGAGCACCATCATGCGGGCGGCTCAGCAGTTCGGGTACATGGACCGCAATCAGTTATACAACGAGCTGGCAGAGTTCTGCATCACGGAGGCGGACAACGCGCTGAAGATGGAGTACATGCTGGCTGAAGAAGAGGAGGAGGAGGCATATGAACACTTCTGTGACGACTGACAGCGTGCGCTTAGTGCGCAACTACCGGCGGTTCTACGCACTGCTGAGCGATATGCCCGTGGAGTGCGTCAGCCGCGAGGAGTTGAAGGAACAGCTGGTGCATCAGTACAGCGGCGGGCGTACCGTCCACCTGCGGGAGCTGACAGAAGCGGAGTACCGCACGCTGATGGCGGACATGGAGCGGCTGACGGGCGACGTAGAACGACGCGAGCGGTACCGCGCAGAGCTTCGCCGGCTGCGTGCACAGGTGCTGCACCAGATGCAGGTGTGGGGCGTGGATACGTCGGACTGGAACCGTGTGGATGCCTTCTGCGAAGACCCGCGCATCGCGGGGAAGAAGTTTCGGTTCCTGAGTACCGGCGAGCTGGAGGAGCTGAGCGTAAAGATGCGAGTGATACAGCGGAAGAAGAACTGCAGACTCAATTAATAATTTAAAATTTAAAATTTTTATCATGACAACAAAGAAGAGAACGAAGAAGGCGGTGGTCACCGGAGTGAGCCGCGAGGATGCCGACATGGCAATGTCGTCCTACGCCAAGGCGCAGGCCGAGACGGACAAGTTGACGGCAGAGATGGAACTGAAGATAGCGGAGATAAGAGACCGGTACGCCGGGCGGCTGTCCGTGCTGGAGGCGCAGCGCGGCCTGGCCTTCGAGCTGCTGCAGGTGTATGCCACAGAGAATGCGGAGAAGCTATTCGCCAAACGGAAGAGCGTGGAGATGACGCACGGAACCATGGGATTCCGCACAGGTACGCCGAAGCTGAAGCCGCTGGCGGGCTTCACATGGGAAAGGGTGAAGCTGCTGGTGTGCGAGTTGCTGCCCGACTACATCCGCACGACGGAGGAGGTGACCAAAGACCGCCTGCTGGCCGACCGCGACAGCGTGAAAGAGAAACTGTGTAGCGTAGGCCTGCGCGTGGTGCAGGACGAGAGCTTCTATGTAGAACCCAAGAGCGAGGAACCCTCGGCCGATGCGTGAGTATGGAAGAGAAGAAACGGAGATGGTACGAGGTGAACGGACACCCGCGCTACACCCGCGAGGAGCGTGTGCGCGAGGTGGACCGCGTGCGCCGCCAGCCGGAGTACCGGTACTGCCCGTGCGGGCGCATCTGGGCGGTATATCGCTACGAGACGACACCCGACGGACTGGAGACGGGCACCAAGGTGTGCAGCTGCCTGACGCGCGAGGAGGCGCGGCGGGAGACGTTCAGGCTGAACGGGCGGCGATACGATGATTAAATTTAAAATGAACAATTTAAAATTTAAAACGATGAATAACTAACTTGTCCGTAGACCCCTGCGAGGGGATATGCAAAAAAACTGCTACCTTTTGGGAATTGTCGGGTGCCTGTTGCCGGGTGCCCGATTTTTTTGTACATTTGTGCGCTTCATTATTTGTTCACTGTTATCTGTATGAAAAAGTCACGTCGTCACCTGGTAGGTCGCAGCTACGAGCAGCGCGTCAGCACGGTGCTCTCCATCTACGAGCAGCACGAGCGCAGCGGCCTGTCGAACCGCGAGATATTGCGCCGCTACATCTGGCCGGTCTGCCCCATCTGCGAACGCACCTTCTACAACATCATCAACGCCTCGGCCGACCCCCAGCTGACGGAACGGCGCGAAGAGCTGAGCCGGCAGTTGAGTCTGCCGTTTTAATTTAAAATTTAAAATTTAAAATTTAAAATTATTCAGCGCGATGGTTGTTTATAAAAGTATGGGTTTTATGCGATGAAAGGCATACTTTCACGCGATGAAACCCATACTTTCGCATGAAGGTACCGCTACCTCGTGTAGCAGGCAAACTCGTACCATGCCGTGCCGTTGCTTATGAAGAAGAGTGCACGGTTGTTGAATGTGTCTGACGTATAGGTTCCGCTGTCGCCGCACTTGTATATGGTGCTGCTCGATGTGATGGTGCGGCTCCCTCCAGTTATCTTGATGAAGATGATCTTTCCTGGACAGTCGGACGCCTTCGGCAGGGTGATGTTGCCCGTAGCCACCAGGAAGTCCACCCACGAAGCCGTGTTGCCCACGTTGGTGGCTCCGGTGAAGGTGGTACCGCTCTTCACGCCCAGTGCCAGACCGGTGACGGTGTTCAGCTCCGACGTGTAGCGTGCCACCATGCGACTCATGCCCGTGCTACTGAGCGCGTAGCCGCTTCCGCTGGTATTGGCCAGCAGCGTAAGGGCTGTGGCTCCGCTTCCGTAGGCATTCAGCTCCATCAGCTTGCCGTTGTCGTTGCGTGCGTAGAACATGGCTGTCTCGGCGCTGTTCATGCGTATGAACCTGTTGGTGCTCCACTCGAAGGCGATGCGTGCCGTGCTGCTGGTAGTGGTTAGTCCGTAGTTGTCCACGGTGAACTGCCCGATGTTGGCGCAGCTCTTCACCGTCAGATTGTCCACGTCAATGAGGCTGGTCTTTATCTTGCCTCCGTCGATGATAGTGCTGTCCAGGTGCGTCAGCGTCACCTTGCCCACCAGGTCTATCTGGTCGGCGCGGATGACAGCCTGACTGATGAGCGTACCCACCTCCGATTCTGTCACAAACAGGCTTATATCGGCCTTGGTGGCTGCACTGTCCTCCACGGGCGGGCACCAGGCGGTGGCCTTGGTTCCGCGCTCCACCTTCAGGTCCTTCACGTAGATGTAGAGCCAGTCTATGGATTGGAAGTCGATGAAGTGATAGGTAGCCTCCGCGTAGTTGGTGATGTAGAAGGTCTTCTCCACGCGCACCCACTGGTTGTCGTTGCGGAAGGCGACGCGGACGTTACCGTCAAGCGGCGCAGCGTCGCACATGTCGATGTTGAATCCTCCGGCGACGCTCTGCGAGCCGCGCATCCAGAAGGATACCGTCCAGTATCCGTTTCCGTCTATCACCTTGCTGATGCGCAGCCATCCGTTTCCGCTGCTGGCTCCTACGATGTACAGGCCGTTCGGCGCGTTGCTGTTGCTGCGGCTTACGCTGGCGCTGTTGTATGCCGTCACGTTGAGATGGCTGCCGTAGTAGTTGCGTCCGGCGGTCTCCTCCTCGGGTGCGGGGCACCACGGAGTGGCTGTGCTGCCCAGTTCCACCTTGGCCCAGTGCACGGTGACGCTCTTGGTAGCCTGCGTGCCCTTGTAGTACTGGTATAACTCCACGACGGCGTAGGCCGCACTGTCACCCGGCGTCATCCCGCTGTAGTACTTGGCCGCGAAGGTAGCCGTGAGCAGCTGCTTGCCGGCGCTGATTCCCGTCCAATTTGCCTGCTTGATCATTCCGCTGGATAGGTACACGGCTATCTGATCCACTTCCGAAGGTACGGTGACCATCAGCTGCACCGTATAGGTGACGGACGGTGTGAGCGGGATGGCTGGCGTATAGCCTGCGAATCGGTAGGTGCTCGCCGTCACCTCCGTGCCCGACTTCAGCAGGTAGTTGCGGTTTGTCCTGTTTGATGACGCCACCTGCAGCGTGATGCTGTTGGCCGTCTGTTCCAAGGATGAGATGCTGGATGCGTTCGCGTCGATGCTGCTGACTATAGAGGAGATCTTAGACGAGGTGACGTGAAAGCTGGCGGTATGTGTGGCGAGGTTGCCGCTCACGGTGTTCAGCTCCGTCTTGGTTGCACAGAGGGTGATGTTAGATTCTGTCTGCGTGATGCGCGTCTCGGCGGAGGTCATGCGGCCTTGCAGGTCGGTGACGGCATCCTTGGTAGCCCACAGCAGGTTGCCCTGTGCAGTGGTGACCCATCCCGCCCCCTCGATGAGGTGACCCTCGTCGTCGAAGTAGCCGGCCAGCACGGAGATGCTGTCCTTGGTCTGCTGGATGGCCGTAGCGTTGGTACCCGCCTTGCTCAGCGCCGAGTCGGCGGTGCTCTGTGCGGCATCGGCTGCGACCTGTGCGGCGTTGGCGGCACTGAGTGCGCCGGCGGCCTGTGATGCGGCCTCGTCGGCAGCGGTGCGGGCTGCGTCGGCGGTCTGCTTCGTGGATGCGATGGAGGTAGAGAGGCTGCTGGCCGTCTGCTCCAGCGAGGAGATGCTTGATGCGTTTGCGTCGATGCTGCTCACGATGGAGCTTATCTTGTCCGCCGTGACGTGGAAGCTGGCGGTATGTGTGGCGAGGTTGCCGCTCACGGTGTTCAGCTCCGAGCGGGTGGCGCAGAGGCTGACGGCGTAGGCTGTCTGATCGATGGTGGTCTCGGCGCTGGTCAGACGGCTGTCCAGCCGGGTGATGGCCTGTACGTTGGTCTGGATGCGCCCCTCAACGGCCTCGATGAGCGTGCGCACCTCCTGCCCGGTAGAGAGCACGAAGGTGCCCGTGAGGTAGCAGTTGCTGCCGTACAGCCCATATCCGTGCGGCTGGTTGGTAGCCGGAAAACGGCTGTCGCTGATGCCGTCCAGGCAACCCGTGCGTACCCGTAGGCATCCGTCCAGGTTGCGGGCGTGTACGCCGTCGTAGCAGTCGAAGCGGGGCTGTCCATCCTCGGTAGCAGAGAGCAGCAGCAGGCTCTGGCGCGTCGCGTCCGCGGTGTTTCCCATCAGCACCACCTCGTCGCCCGCCTCGGGCAGCACGCCCGCGAACTCGCTGACGGGCACCGTGACGGCATCACCCTCCACAGCCTGTACCTCTACCCAGTAGTACTTGGTGGATGCTCCTGTAAGGGTCTGGCAGCGCATGAGGTCGCCCGGTCGGAACTGGTTGGCATCCTCGAAGGTGATGCGGTAGCGCCCGTCGGCGCAGGCGACCTCGCGGATGCGTCCGTTGGCCGCGCTGACCACGACGGTGCCGCCCACACTGCGCAGCTTCTGGATGACCAGCTCGTAGATGGTCATCATCTTGCGCACCGTCAGGCGGTCGATGGTCAGGCACCAGTCGCCCGTAGCCACCGCCTTCCAGAGCTGGTACCCCTCGCCGAGGATCCCGTCTACGAACCGGCTGCTGCGCATCACCTGCACCACCGCCTGCGCGATGGTGGCCAGCTGGGTGACCTCCACGCGCATCATACGGGCCAGCTCGTACACGCGGATGCCCTGGTTGAAGGTGATGAGCCCTTCGGCGGTGTCGGGCACGTCCCGGCGCAGGTATCGTTCGTCCAAGCTGTCAATCTCCTGACGCACCTTACCGACCTCGATGTCGGTATAGGCGTTAGCCAGCACGAGTATCTGGTCGGAATAGGCGTTTGCCTGCTCCAGTGCTTGGTCGGTATAGGCGTTGGCCTGTTCCAGCGCTTGGTCGGTATAGGCATTTGCCTCTTCCAGGATCTTGCCCGTCAGCTGGCTGTCGTCGGCCAGCGACAGGGCCACGTCCGCCGTAGCGGCATGGTCGGCATAACCTGCACGTATGCGTTCGGTCACCGTCTCCCATGCGACCGTGACCTCGCCCGTCTCCTCGTCGGTATGCTCCACCGGCGCAAGGCGTGTCAGAAGCAGATAACCCTCGCTGTCTGCGCCAAGCTGGTCGAGCAGCGACTTGTTGTCGTGCGTATGCCCGTCGGCCGATGCCGTCGGCGCTTCACCTTGTCCGTAGACGGTAACCGATACGTTGCTTCCTGTAGTCGATGCCGATGCTCCCGCCTGGCGCAGTCGTTTGCTGCGCGGCCGTGCCGTGCGAGCCGTGACGACCGCCTTATATCTCTGTTCACTCATGATTCGTCCTCCTCCTTATATTCGTCCGGGCGGAGCTCCGTGATGGTCAGCTCCGCCGTGTCCATTATCAAGTTCTGCGTCTCGCCAACGGAGAGGAACCGCTTCCCCTCCTGGTTCTGCTCGCCGAAGCAGCAGAGGCCTCCCGCATATAGGTCGGCTTCACCCTGCAACCGTGTGCGCCGTCCGGCATACTGGCTGTACAGCGTGCCGGCCAGCAGATGCTCGGCCTGCGTGGTGCGTCCCGCCCGCGTGAGGCGGGTGATTTGTGCGCCTGTAGCGGCGTTATAATAGCATCCGCGTGCCGTTGGAATGCCGTTCGGATGCGTTCCGCACAACGTATCTATCTCCAGCGACTCCTTGGCCGCGCTGTTCAGCTCGGTGTTATATTCCACGTCGTCCGTTGGTATGGTTGCATCAAACTGCAGGTTGTTCATTATCTCCATCTCGGGAAGCTGTAGCATCAGCCAGTTCATGCGCGCCCCTCGTCCGTCGTGCTCCAGGTCCCACAGGTTGTGCGGGTTGCTCACGTCGGACGGGTCGGCCGATGCGTCGGTACCCGCGTCGTTGATCATCCATCCCTTCAGCAACACCTCCATGCAGAGTGTTCCTCCACCCGTGAGCGGATAGGGAAGGTACTGTCCGTCGTCACAGTTCTGCAGCACGCTGGTTACCTCCTTCTTGTGCGGGTTGATGGCGGGTCGGTTCTTGCGCCACCCGTTGGCGACGCCGCAACCCTCCTGCCGTTCGGACGGGTCGTACCAACAGAGATAGCCCCACACGTCCGGGCTGTCAGACCCCTCGGGAGATGACGTGGCGCGCCACACACCCTTGGATGACTCCAGCGTGCGGACGGGCGATGTGCTGACGGAGGCACGCACCACACTGCGGTTGTCCCAGCAGTAGAGCGTGCCGCTTCCGTCCGGCCGGTAGAGGATGCGCACAGGCATGTAGAGGTAGTTTCCGCGTGCCTTCCACTGGTTCTGCATATCCTTCTGCTCCACATACTTCATCCAGTTGACCGCCTGCTCATAAGGGTTGAAGCGCGGGTCGGCCAGCAGGTTGACGGCCACGCGCAGCATCAGGCTGCCGGCATCGGACACCGGCGGAATCCATACCTCGTTCGTGCGGAAGGCCACGCTGCCCGCCGATGCCAGCGTGCCGGCCATATAGGTGGGGTTGTAGCCGTTCTGCCGCCACTGCATGGACGCACTTCCGCCGCTTCGATAGCCGCGTACGGACGGGAAGGTGAGCGCGATGCCCTGACACTCCTGCCCGTCGTACTGGGGCACGATCTTGAAGAAGCGCGCGCTGCCCCCTTCGGCCAGCCTGGCATTCTTGCCCTCGGCGCAGGTCCAGAGGGTAAACCCGCAGTCGGTAGCGTCTATCCAGTCCTCCAGCTCGGTGCTGTAGTGGTAGCTGTAGAGGCGGCTGTCGCCGCTGGCGCGTCCGTCCAGCAGGTTGAGGGCGGTGGCGTTGCGGTCGGTGTCCTTCAGCCAGCACTCCGTGGGGATCAGGTTGCCGCTCTGTGCGTAGGTGCTCCAGGTAATCTTCACGTTGTTGTACACCCTGTCCGTTCCGAGCGTCTGGCGGTCGCCGCTCCAGGCTACCGGCTGCTCGCTGCCTGCGGCATACAGACCGTTCAGGTCGTAGACGTAGAGGGTGCCCGCCCGCTGCACTATACGGAGCCCCAGCGGCTGCATCACACCCTCCAGTACCTCCTTCAGTGTGCAGGACTCTCCGTCCTCGTCGTAGAAGTTGTCGCTGCGCACCTTCAGGCTGTCCAGCGTCATTGGTTGGTCGGAACCGGGAATGCAGGTGCTTATCATAGACTCGTCCACCGCAAGCGGAAGGCCAATCCTACCGATGCAGTGACTCAGCACCTGACGGAGCGTCACCGTGCCGCCCATCGTCCACTTCAGGCGGTCCAGCGTGCCTAAGTCGGAGAACTTGAGGCTGACCAGGTAGTGCGACAGCCGTTCGTAAGGCTCCTCGTAGAACTCGGGGTCGAGCAGTCCGCTCCAGTATAGGCGTCCTTCGCGGTACACGTCCATGCGGATGCGACCCGGATCAACAGTATAGAGGTCTTCATAAGTGCGGTCTCCCGGGCTCTCGATGCAGAGGGTAGCCGCGCTGCCGCACAGCACCTCCTCCTTGCTACGCTCATCCCACTCGATGAGAAGCGCTTCGTCGGCATCGAAGGTGAGGTCGCCGACGGAGGTGAACGGCTCGTCGGCCTCCTGCAACAGTTCCACCCGCCAGACGGTGCCGCGTCGGCTGAGGAATTCGCCCATGTATCTGAGATGCTTCATTTCAATTTACAATTAATATGTATCCTTTATATTAACTATGTGCGGCTGCGCCGGCGGTTCCGGCGTTCGAGCAGTCCCTCCAGTACGTCGCCGTCGATGCGGAAGCGTACATCGCCGGATAGCCCGGCCTCTTCGGCGGGCCGTATAAGCGAGCGCAACCGGTCGAGCGGAGCCACCACCTCGGGGTTGTTGGCCGCGCCTGCGTACTCGCCGAATAGGCCCAGCGTAGGCCCGTATGCAATGGCTCCCTGTGCGAACTTGGGGATGGATGCCAGTGCGGCCACGATGCTGGCTACGGCAGCCACGGCCATGGCCGGACCGAGGAACGGGATGCCGGCCACCGACTTGGCCGCTTCGGCTGCAGCAGCCTTGCCTGCACTCTGCGCTTCGGCCTCGTTGGCCATCGTGAGGGCGGTGATCTGCGGCAGTGCGGTGGCTACGGCGTTGAGCACGCCGGCTCCCCACTGGAGCCACTGACCCGTCTGCCCGTCCACGGCCTGTCCGATGGACGAGAGTGTGCTGCTCATCGCGCCAACCGTCTCCATGGTCTGACGGCCCGACTCGCGCGCCCGTCGCATGGCCTCGTCCCAGCGGTCCATGGCTCCCGATGCGCTGTCCAGTCCGGATGTCATGGCCTGCAGCGGTTCGGTTGGCGGTACGTAGGCCTGCATGGCGTCGCTGATGGGCGAGCGCGCAGGTCCGTCGGCTGACGCATCCAGCATGTCGGCCTTCACATGGAATCGGACAGTGAACTTGGCCCGCTCCAGGCGGCTGCGCAGTGCCTGGATGGTGTCCTCTATCTGCACGATGTCCGCCGTGAGCTGCAGCTGCTGCTCCACGGGGGCGTTGCGCTGCTGCTCGGTGAGGGTGCGCAGTCGTGCCTCCAGCTGCGCGATGCTTCCGGCGGCCGCTTCGGCCTCCTTCGACGCTGCCTCTATAGGCCCGTCACCCTCCGCGACTGCGGTTGCTGATTGTCGCATGGATTCCGTGCAGCGGTCGAAGCTCTTCTTCAGCTCGCTGTTGGTCAGCACCAGCCGCGCCTCCTCCAGCCGCAGGGCGTGGTACGCCTCCGTCTTCACCTGCTGCACCCTTCCGGCCTGCGCGAAGGCACCCGACGATGCGTTCATCGCCGCGGTGGGCATTACGTTTGTCATGTGCGCGCCCGATGCCTCCATCTGCTTGCGGCGGTCGCGCAGCGCTGCCAGCTTCAGCTCGTTCTCGGCCACCTGTGCGGCGATGGAGCGCGCCTGCGCCTCGTAGCCTATAGCCTGGCAGTAGGCCGCGCTCTTCTGTGTCAGTACGTCGTACCACTCGGCAGCCGTCTTGTATCGCCCGAAGGTATCGCCGTACTTTCGATTCAGTTCTGTGACCTTGGCCGACTGGTCGGCCTTGCTCTTGATGAGCGTCTGCAGGGAAGCCGCCTCCATGTCGATGTCCGCCCTTGCCTGCGAAGCCGCCTGCGTGTAAGCCTCCTGTGCCCGCTGCGCCTGCTGCTGTGCCAGCGTCAGCTGCCGCATCGCGCCGGCTGCTCCGCTGCTGTCAGCCATGAGCCTCTCCATGATGAACGCCAACGCTGCCAGTGCCGCGCCTACACCCGTGCTGACCAGCAGGCCGCGCAGGGCTACCTTCAGCGTGGTAGCACCCACGGCTGCACCCGTCAGTCGGGCACGCAGTACGGTGATCATGGCGTTGAGGGAAGTCACCGATGTGCGGTATGCGTAAGTTGCAATTCTCGTAACCCCCAATGTTTCATTCAGCGACCTAACGGTAGCTCCAGCCTTCACAAGGCTTGAAAAGGCAATTGACAACTTCGATGCGTATATAATATTCTGCATCATTGGCTGAACTATAGCGCCCAGCTGCTCCTTGATGTCTCCCAGCGTATTCTCCAGCTGCTTCTGCTTGCCAGCATCGGTACGCGCAAGTTCGGCGTTCATCTCGCCTACATTGTCGCGTATCACATCGGCCAGCGTGGCCGCCCGCTGCGCTTCACTTCCGTACTTCAGCACCTGTTTCTGTGCTTCGGTGAAGGTGATGCCCACGCGCTGTAGCACGTCTACCTGTCCCTGCAGGGCCTTGCCCATCATGTTGCCGATGCTAACGGCATCCTGGTTGGTGGCGTTCAGTCCCTTCTGCTGGGCAAGCAGGTTGTTCATGGCCGGAATCAAGGCATCGAGGCTTTCCTTCTCGCCCAGGAATGTGGCCATCTGCTGCGCCCCGCTGAGCTGCACTTCGTCGCCTATCACACCCAGCTGCTGCTGTGCGCCGCACAGATCCTTGACGGACTGTATATCCGCTTCGGTAGCCCTCATTCGCTGACGCATCACAGTCTGAAGCTGCGTTTCGGCTACCAGCTGTATCTGGTATGAATCCACCAAATCTCTGCACGCCCCTTCTATCTGACGGATGGTCTGCCCAAGCATATCCGCCGCCTGTGCGGATTGTGTCCAGTCTACGATGGTTCGCTGCGTACGCCTCACCTCTTCAGTCACGCTTTTTACAACACGCCCCAGGTCTTTGGTGGACGCGCTCACGTCCTTCAGGGTTCCGGTAGCATTATCCTCTATCTTTAGTGAAAATTTTACTTCATTATTTGCCATATATGATTAATTTCATTATATTTGGAACGTTGTTCAAAATGGAAATTTATGAATATGGAAGCAAAAGCAATTCTGTACGTTTTTTCTTACCTGTTGTCGCTTGCAGTTGTGATACTTGTCCTGCTATACCTGTTTCGTAGGGAATACATAGATCATCTATCCGACTCCGGAAGAGAAGTTAGGAATAGAAGTCGGCGCCGCGGACAGGTGCGCCGTGCAGCCAAGAAGGCCGGCATGTCCTTCCGCGAGTACAGCATCCGTCACTTCAGCTGATACCCCCTTCCGTCACATCCCGGCCCTCTGCCGCATCTCCTCGAACCGGCTGCGCGTGCTCTGCGCGCCGGTCGGCTTCCGTACATCCTCCTTCTTGTCCCACGGCAGGCGAAGCACGTCCGTCGGGCAGAGCGTCTTGCGGCTCCATGGCTGCAGCAGGCAGCAAGCAAGTAGCCTGCTCTGCTCCCACGGCTGCCGCACGTGCGCCGACTGCCATTCATCGACTACCGAACGGAACTCCTCTGGTGTGAGGCTGCAGAAGTCGCGCAGGCTCATGCCCATAGCTCCCACAGCCAGTCCCATCAGGTGGAGGATGCCTCCGCCGTCTCCTCCGCCACTTCCGGCGGATTCTCCTTTTTTTTTGCCTCCACGGCCTGTCCTTCCGACAGCTGCGAGGCGAATCGGTTCACATCCTTCACGTCCAGGCGGTCGGCCATCTGCTCCATCGTGAGGTCGCACTCCACGCCGTCGGCCTGACAAGCCGACACCAGGCAGCACCACATCAGCACGGTGAGCATGTTCATGCTCAGGCTGACCTCTGCCTCGTTCAGCTCCTTGCCTGTCTCTCGATGGAATCGCAACATGGCTCCCAGCGTCAGGCGCATGGGATATTCACGGTCTCCAATCTTCATCTTCATACACTATTCCTCCTCCCGTTATGATGCGCTGACCAGTCCGTCGATGTTCTCCTCGTCTACGGTGACGGGTCCGCTGTTGTCGAACGTGGCACTGTAGGTTGTGTCGTCGCCGGCGGGCGCGCTCTCCTCGATGCTGCTGATGACAAAGCTTCCCGAAAGATAGGGCTTGGCGTCACTGCTGCGTGCGAACGACTTCAGTTCCACCGTTCCGCCTACCTTCCACTTGGCGAGCAGTGCCTTCATGCCGCTCTCCGTCTCGCTGTAGAAGCGGAGGCCTTCGCACTTCACCTGCACGCTCAGGCCGGTGACGGTCTTTTCCTTAAACAATCCGGCCGAACCCGACTGCTCGGTGGCCTTCGGCTTAACGGCACGCTCCTTCGTTTCGCTGGAGAATGTGCTGGTGTGGCTGGTACTGTGGCCCGATGCGTTGCCGTCGATGCTGACCAACAGGTCACTGCCGTTAACATATCCTTCCTTCATGATTTCTTGCTTGTTTTAATACGGTTCTTACTTCGTTTGAATACTATTAGAACAGCCGCCGCCAGCAGGGCGATGCGGCCTGTCCATATCTGGAACCACTGCCAGCCGGTGGGGGAGTCGCGCCGGTGGTTTGACTCCTCGCGCTGCACCGTCGTGGTATCGGCGATCTGTGCCTGACGGAGGCTGTCCACCGCCTGCATCAGCAGCAGCACCTCGCGCTGCAGGCTGTCGCAGGTGGCTGTCACCTCCAGGGTATCAGCATGCGTCCTCCGCACTTCCGCCCGTGCCTGTCCGCTACGTGCCGTGTAGGCGGCTCCCTGTGGCAGGCTCGTCAGCTGGTTCTGCGTCAGCCGCATCGCCACCCGGCTGGGCGGTACGGCCTCGCGGGTCGCCGCGAGCAGTGTGTGTGTGCTTCGGCTTTCGGTCAGGCTCTGCTGCGTCTGCCGTGAGGTCGCTGACCTTTCCGGACTTCTGCAGCTCGATGCGCACAGGGCAATGCTCCCAATAGCGGCAAGCAGAAGCGCGGGCCAGCGTGCGGTCCAGCCGGGCGATGGCCCTGTAGAGTTTCCGGTTCTCATCAATGCTCTTCATGAGGTCCGAACGCAGGTTCTGGATGTTGTCCATGTAGGCTGCGTCGATGTCGGTTCCGCTGCGCGCCTGCTGTAGGCGTCGCTGCCTCCACCAGTTGAGCAGCTGTACCAGCCCTCCTCCCGAGAGGGCCGATACGAGGATGCTTACCCAGTCTGCATTCATGGCCGTTCAATTCATACGGTTGCAAACGCTCCGCCTTCGCGCCAGTCGAGGGCGATGAATTCCTCTCCGAACCCAATCTGCGTGTCTGCCTTCATCAGCATTTTGAAGAAGTAGAACTCGCTGGCGTTGCTCCACTTCTCGATCTGGATGACGTTCTCGTCGTCCTGCAGGTTGACGGCGGCAAAGAGGTTGCCGTTCATGCCGCTGTCGCACAGGGTGGCCACTATCAGGTTGTCCGGCCAGGCGGCCAGAACCTCGATGCGGATGTCCTTGTATCGCTGCTGGGTGATGGCGGTTGGCTCGGTACCCTTGGAGTTGAGCTTTGTCAGCTCGTCGTCGTAGTCGTCGAAGTCGTTTACGCTCATGAGGATGCGCAGGTTGGGGTTGTTGCGCATGGTCGTGGGTATCTTGGCGCGCAGCTCCTTCAGGCGCTGCAGCATGGTGTTGCCCGATGTGGCTACCTTCACCACGTCGCCGTCGGCGGCGGCCTGCGTCAGGATGCCGTTCATCAGATAGGCATCGCCTTCTTCCTTGTACTCGCCGTTGATGTAGGCGTAGCCCAGTTCGTTGCCTACATTCTTCAGCAGCTCGGAGAGCAGAATCTGCTGCACATTGGCCGGCAGCTGGCGGAACACGAGGTCGCCCGTGGGCTGGAAGGGACGCCAGATGTGCTCGAATGCACGCGGGTTGAAGAGTGTGAATGCCATGAAGTCGTGCGGAGTGAGCTTCTTCTCGCTGTAGTTGAAGTCGCCTTTAGAGTCTTCCTTCGTAGGGTCTTCCTTGCGCTTCTGCAGCATCTGTCCCGTCTTGACGCGGGGGATGCTGATGGCGCTGTTCACGCCCGGTATGACCATGATCAGTCCCTTGCTGACCAGTTCGTTGCCTGTAGTGGCCTGGGTGAGCACCTGTTCGAGCACTTCACCGGCATAGTTCGTTGTGTTGAGTCCTTTGATTGCCATATAAGTTTTTGAGTTTTTAAGTTTTTGAGTTTTTGAGTTTTTAAGTCGCTACATTCTTACCTTCTGGCGGGTGTTGATGCGGGGCGACGTGAACGAACTGCGTACGTTGGTTCCGCCGCTCCGGCTGCCTACGGATGCGCTGCTGCCGATGCGCAGGTTGCGCGGGTTCTTGATGGGTATCATAGTCCTGTCCTCCAGCTACATGTTGCGTGCCTCGCGAATCTCGCGCTGGCGCTTCTCCCAGGGGCTCTCATCGGAACCTCCTGATCCTGCGTTGCTGTCCAGCACGTCCTTCACCATCCGCATGGGCTTCATGCCCTGCAGGGCCTTCATTCCGTTCTCGTAGTCCGCCTTCAGCAGGTTGCGGTAGGTGTCCCGCTGTTCCTGGCTGATGCGTCCGTCAGATGCAGCCGCCTCCACGGCCTCGTCAATCTGCTGTGTGCGCTGTTCCTCCTGCTGCCGGTGCAGCTGCTCGTTCTCTTCACGCAGGGTGCGGTTCTCCTGCTCCAGCGCGTCGGTGCGGTCGGCCTTGTCGGCAGCCTCCTTCACGGCGTTGAGCGCCGACGGTTCGTCCGCGCAGTTGCTGAACCGTCCGATTTTTCTGATGTCTTCCAGTTTCATATCCTGATTGTTTTGTGGCCGCAGCTCGCGCTCCAGCCGGTTAGTGAATATTCGGTAGATGTCGTCCGATGTGCTGTCTTCGGGTACGGGGTCTACGTCGTAGATGGCATCCACCAAACCCAGTTTCAGTGCCTCGTCGGCTGTCAGCCAGTGGTCGGATCCGTCGAAGTAGGTGTCCTTCACCTTCTTCTTGTCCATGCCGCATCGGTCGCTGATGATGTCGGCCAGCGTGTCCTCCAGGCTCTCGATGGTGGCAATCATCTCCTGCAGGTCGCGCTTGTTGCCGTAGCAGCCGGCGCTGACGTTGTGCAGCATCATGCGGCTGTAGCGGCTCATCTCCACGCGCCGCCCGCACAGGGCTATCACGCCCGCTATGCTGGCGGCGATGCCGTCGATGTAGAGCGTGACGTTGGCGCGGCAGCGGCGCAGGGCGTTGAAGATGGCGATGCCCGGATAGACCTCGCCTCCGATGGAGTTGATGCGCACGTCGATGCGGCTGCAGGTGCGCTCGGCTTCGGACAGCTGGCGCACGAATTCCGTGCCCGATACATATCCATCCTTGCTCTCCTCGCCTATCTCGCCGTAGAGCAGCAGCTCGGCCTTCTGTTCATTCTGTTCGTTCATACTGTTCCTCTCTTTTTTCCGGCGAAGTTACGCGGAAGGCCGTCTCCGGAAAAATAATCGGGCAAACGTTGCGCGCTGCGGGGCATCCGTTGCACAGTTTTTGGGCATCGCTGATATTTTGGCTCAATTTTGCAACAAAAAAAGGAGATACGGATATGGCAGAACTGAACGCGCAGCAGCGCAAGGAGTACGCCCGCACCCTCTACCTGAAGGAGAACCTGACACAGCAGGAGATTGCCGAACGGGTGGGCGTGTCGCGCCAGAGCATCAACCGATGGGCGGCCGACGGAAAGTGGGAGGAGATGAAGGTAGGGCTCACCCTGAGCCGCCAGCAGCAGATAGCCAACATGCACAGGCAGGTGTCGGAGCTGCAGAACACCATCCTGTCGCGCCCCGACGGCGAGCGTTTTGCCCGTCCCGCCGAGGCCGACACGCTGGGCAAGCTGGCCGCGGCCATCAAGAAGCTGGAGACGGAGGCGGGCATCGCCGACAAGGTGAGCGTGGGCATCCAGTTCATCGAGTGGGTGCGCCGCGCCGACTTAGACAAGGCGCGCGAGGTGACTGCATTGTGGGACAAGTTTATAAAGGAACAGCTATGAGACAGGAAGACCGCAACGCACTGCGCCGATGGGACGAGTATCTGGCCGACATACGCAACGCCACACCCGTGGAGCACGGCCTGACGCAGGCCGACCGTGAGAAGAAACGCCGATACTTAGAGGCACACCCGCTGGAATGGATTGAGTACTTCTTCCCGAAGTACGCCAAATATCCCTTCGCCCCCTTCCACAAGAAGGCCATACGTCGACTGCTGGACAACGACGAGTGGTACGAGGTACTCTCCTGGAGCCGCGAGCTGGCCAAGAGTACGGTGGTGATGTTCTGCGTGATGTACCTGGCACTGACGGGCAGGAAGAAGAACGTGATGCTGGCCAGCGCGACGCAGGACAGCGCGCGCCGCCTGCTGGACCCCTACCGCGCCAACTTCGAGGCCAACGGACGCATCAAGGCATTCTACGGCGAGCAGCAAAACCTGGGTGCCTGGACCGACCTGGAGTTCATTGCCAAGTGCGGTTGTGCCTTCCGTGCCATCGGTGCGGGCAACGCACCGCGAGGCAGCCGCAACGAGGCCGTGCGCCCCGACGTACTGCTGGTGGACGACTTCGACACCGACGAGGATTGCCGCAACCCGGACACCGTGCAGAAGAAGTGGGACTGGTACGAGCAGGCCTTCTATGCCACGCGCTCCATCAGCGAGCCTACTCTGATAGTATGGTGCGGCAACCTCATTGCCCGCGACTGCTGCGTGGCACGTGCCGCCGCGCTGGCCGACCATCATGACGTGGTGAACATACGCGACCGCAACGGACGCTCTACCTGGCCGGAGAAGAATACGGAGGAACACATCGACACCGTGCTGCGCAAGATCTCCACCGCATCGGCACAGAAGGAGTACTTCAACAACCCGGTGACCGAAGGCGAGGTGTTCCGCGACATCACATACACCCGCGTGCCTCCGCTCAGCAAGTTTCCGCTGCTGGTCATCTACGGAGACCCGGCACCGGGCGAGAACCGCTCATCGAACAGCTCCACCAAGAGCTGCGTGCTGATGGGGCGCATCAAGGAGAAGGTGTACGTCATCGCCGCCCGGCTGGACCGCGGACTGAACGCCGACTTCATCGACTGGTACATCCAGCTGCTGAATCTGACGGAGGGGCACCCGGCCGTGTACTGCTACATGGAGAACAACAAGCTGCAGGACCCATTCTTCCAGCAGGTGTTCAAGCCACTGGTGGCGAAGGTCCGGCGCGAGAGCGGCGTTCAGCTCTTCATCCATCCTGACGAGGAGCGCAAGACCGACAAGGCTACCCGCATCGAGGCAAATCTGGAACCGCTGAACCGCGAGGGGCTTCTGCTGTTCAACGAGGCCGAGCGCGACAATCCGCACATGCGCCGGCTGGAAGACCAGTTCAAGCTGTTCACTCTGCGCATGAAGTTCCCCGCCGACGGGCCCGACTGCGTAGAGGGCGGCCTGCGCATCCTGAAGAAGAAGGCGCAGCAGCTGCAGCCGGTGCGTACCATGGGAAGAACTAAAAATCTAAAATTTAAAATTTAAAATTTAAAATTGACAGCAATGACATTCATCACAAGAGAGGACTACGATGCCAGCATCCACCGCGAGGTGCTGGACGCACTGGCCCGCGGCGACGACGCGGTGGTGATGGTGTGCGAGGAGCGTGCCATTGCCGAGATGCGCGGCTACCTGTCGGCCCGCTACGACGCGGATGCCATCTTCGCTGCACGCGGAGCCGACAGGCACCCGCTGGTGCTGATGATGGCCATCGACATAGCCGTGTATCATCTGTTCTGCCTGCACAACCCGCAGAAGATGTCGCAGCTGCGGCGCGACCGCTACGAGCGGGCCGTGGAGTGGCTCCGGCAGGTGGCCGCCTACAAGGTGAGCATCGACGGCGCACCCCTGCTGCCGGCGGACAGCCAGCAGCGAAACAACCCCATACAGATAACCAGCAACCCTAAACGAACGCAGCACTTATGAAACCTTTCAATCCTTTCCATCTGTTCAACCGGGCGCGCAGAGAGTCCGGAACACGCATCACCGAAGGCAGCAACGTGACGCGCCCAGGCGCAACCGTGGTGCTGACGCAGACGCAGCGGTTCGGCATCGACCTGGCCGACTACATGCAGGCCATCCGCAGCGCGGAGAACGTGGACTATACACAGCGCAGCCGCCTGTACGACATCTATAGCGAGGCACTGATGGACCCCCACCTGTTCGCCGTCATCCAGAAGCGGAAGAGCGGCACGATTGGACGGCGCATCGAGTTCCGCCGCGACGGCACGCCGGATGACCGCGTGAACCAACAGATAGCCTCTCCGTGGTTCGTGCGGTTCCTGGAGGACGCGCTCGACGCGCAGTTCTGGGGATTCTCGCTCATGCAGTTCTACCGCAACGAGAAGGGGTGGATAGACTACTACCTCGTGCCGCGCAAGCACGTAGACCCCGTGCTTCGCCTTGTCAAGGCACGGCAGACCGACATCAACGGACACCCCTTCGACGACTTCGGCAACCTGATGATGGTGAGCGGGCATGAGCCGCTGGGCATCCTGGCACACTGTGCGCCCTACGTCATCTACAAGCGGGGTACGCTGGGCGACTGGGCCCAGTTCTCCGAGCTGTTCGGTATGCCCATCCGCAAGTACACCTACGACGCAGCCGACCCCGAAGCGCTGCAGCAGTCTGTGGATGCCGCCCGCAGCCAGGGTGGTGCCGGCGTGTACTTCGCCCCCGAGGGCAGCAACCTGGAGTTTGTGGAGACGGGCAACACCGCCGGAAGCAGCGAGCTGTACAGTACCTTCGTGGAGCGGTGCAACGCCGAGATGAGCAAGGCCGTGCTGGGCAACACGCTGACTACCGAGGCCAGCGAGACAGGCACGCAGGCACTGGGCACCGTACACAGCCGCGTGGAGCAGGAGCTGATGGAGCAGGACGCGCTGCTGCTGATGAACCTGCTGAACTACGAGATGACGGACATGTTTGCCAGCCTGGGCGTGGACACCACGGGCGGAGAGTTCGTCTTCGTGGAAGAAAACGACATGGAGCAGGTGAAGGCACGCTGCGAACTGCTGATGACCGCTGTGCGCGACCTCCATCTGCCCGTGGACGACGACTACCTGTATGAGCAACTCAACATAGAGAAGCCGGCCGACTACGACCGCATGAAGAGGGAGATGGAAGAGCGAAGCCGGATGCCGGAGGGCACGGCGAACCCGCCGGATGACGACCCAGACGACCGGTACGATGACGACAAAACGGACGATGACGGCATCCGGCGAAACGGACGCGCCACGCCTCCGACAGACACCCGCCGTCCGCAGAACCGTTTTTTCGCCCATGCCCCGCAGCGGGACGGCGGGGCGGCTTTAGAATTTTGATGGACACGCTGTATGAAGCAGACGATGAACCGGTGCCGCAGCAGCTGCCCGGACTGGACGACATTGACTACTTAGGCTACGACGGCTACATCGCCCCGCTCACGGCCCGAGCATCCAAACCTCCGAAGAATGCCGACACACCGGCTGCTCCCTTCAGCTTCGATGCAAGGAGCCTGACGGCCATGCTTCGCCAGGTGTACAGCGGCGACATCGACGCATCGGCCGACATCTGTCCGGAGCTGTTCGACGAGGTGAACCGCATCCTGACAGACGCGCAGCACGAGGGAGCTGCCCGATCAGCCGAGCGCATGGGCCGCTACCTGTCTGCACGGATGGACGAGCAGACGGCCCGCTTCTCGGCCTTCAAGGTTCACCGGATGCAGGGCGACGTGGCGCGCCAGATGCTGGATTCGGACGGCGTTCTAAAACCGTTCGAACGGTGGAAGAAGGACGTGGCTCCCATGCTGTCGCACCACACGGACAGCTGGCTGCGCACGGAGTACGACACCGCCGTGCTGCGCGCCCGCCAGGCGGCCGACTGGCAACGGTTCCAGCGACACGCCGACGTGCTGCCCAACCTGGAGTGGATGCCCAGCACCAGCGCACACCCGGGAGCCGACCACCGGCAGTACTGGGGCACCATACTGCCCGTAGACCACCCCTTCTGGGACAGCCACCGGCCCGGCGACCGATGGAACTGCAAATGCTCGCTGGAAGCAACGGACGAACCCTGCACACCCGTGCCGGATGCCGACAGCGACCCGCAGAACCGACCCGCGCCGGGACTGGACAACAACCCGGGGCGCGACGGACGGCTGTTTGGTGACTCGCATCCCTACATAGCCAATGCCTATCCGGGTGCACGCGAGGCCGTGAGCCGATTCATGCGGCAGCGAAGCGAGCAGCGAGAGGAGCAGGCGAAGGAAACCTTCCAGGTAGTGAAGACTCGACGAGGCAGTCTTCGCGTCAGCTCGCTGCATGGGAAGAACGAGCGCAGCGAGAACATCCGCACAGCCACCTATCTGGCCAACAAGCACGGGTACGACATCGAGCTCATCGCCAACCCGAACAACGTGAAGAGCGCCGACAGCTTCAACAAGACGCTGGGCGTCTATCAGGAGTACAAGACAAGTGCAAAAGGGACGGCCAGTTCTGTAGACAACCTGCTCCGTTCAGGTGCCAAACAGGCAGAAAACATAGTGCTTGTGATAGATTCCGACATCAAACTCGGAGAGTTGAGCCGCGCCATACACGACCGCGTGAAAAGATCCGTAATCAGCACGGTAACCGTAGTCATAGGAGAAAAAGACCACACATACAGCCGGGAAGAAATGGTTTCCGACGGATTTAAAATAAGACAGGCGGAGATGCAATAGCAAGTCCGCCTGAATTGGGGTTCAAGCCCTTTCGGGTGAGGACCTGTGCAAAGATACGAAAAACAATTTAATACGCAAAACAATATGAAAAAAAAGAGAACGAAAAAAGAGATTCATGAGGACTACGACGGATTCGTGGCGAAGTTCCGGCGGAAGAAGACCACGGACGAGTGCATGACGCCGCCAGCCGTGTACGACGTGGCGCTGCAGTGGATCCGCACGCACTGCCGCGAGGAGCTGCGCGGATTCACGCCCGTGCGCCCCTTCTGGCCGGACACCGAGTACACGCAGTTCAGCTACCCGCCCGGATGCGCCGTGGTGGACAATCCGCCCTTCAGCTGCTTCGCGTCCATCGTGCGCTGGTATACGGAGCGAGGCATCCCGTTCTTCCTGTTCTACCAGTCGCAGACGGCCATCTTAAACATACGACACGGAGCGGCCATCGTGATGACCAATGCCTCCATTACCTATGCTAACGGCGCGAAGGTAAATACCAGCTTCGTCACTAACATGCTGCAGACGGACATCGCCCTGATGACCGACCCGCAACTGACAATGGATCTAAATGAAATCAATAGAGCCAAAAAATCCAGACAAAAAACGAATCTTCCCGACGATGTGCTGTCTTTCGGAACGCTCAACCGCATCTGCAAGCGCTATAGCCTCACGGTGCTGCACTCTGAGGCGGAGAAGATTCGCTCAGTGGGGGGGGTAAATATCTACGGAGGAGGTCTGCGAGTCACGCCCGATGTGGCGGCCCGTGTGGCCGAACTTCGCCGCCTGCTGGACTCGGAACAGGCAGACGCTGCACGGTAGGGAGCAGGCGTTGCACACTTTCTTGACCGTCGTCCAGACATTTAGTATATTCGCATAAAAAGAAGAACGAGCTGTATGACACCCGACGAATTCACCCGACTGTTGCGAGACAATGCAGACGGACTGCGCCGACTCTGCCGCGACGTGATGCCCGTGATGGCCGGCAACCTGGCCAAGCGGCACATCGACGACGACTTCCGCCGCGGAGGATTCACGCACAATGGCTTCACGCCGTGGCAGGCTACGCGCCGGCAACAGACGGGAACAGGCGCGCAGGCGGAGTACGGTCCGCTGCTGTCGGGCCGCAACGTGCTGAGCCGCGCTACCGATTACCTGGCGGAACCCTACCGCGTCACCGTGAGCAACGACACGCCCTACGCCGCCCTGCACAACCGCGGAGGTACCGTACAGCCCCGCGTGACCGACAAGATGCGCCGCTTCGCCTGGGCCATGTACTACAAGCAGGCCGGCGCAGCACGCCTGAAGGAGAAGGCACACGGACGCAACACCACCGAGAGCGAGGAAGCGATGCGCTGGAAGCGGCTGGCACTGACCCGCAAGCGTAAACTGCTGATACGCATCCCACGGAGGCAGTTCATGCCCGAGGAGGGCATCGGAAGCGAGCTACGACGGAAGATACAGCAGAAGATGGAGCAGCGGCTGCGTGCCCTGCTCGGAGTGTAACCCAACAAAAAACAGGACTATGGAGCAACTGATATACGACCTGATGACCACCATCGGCACAGAGATGGCCGACGTGGTGCGCACGATAGACGAGGACTGCGGGCAGCTGGAGGCTGTGCAGACGGATGAGGACCAATATCCGGTCGCCTTCCCCTGCGTATTGATAGGTGCGCCCGACGTGCAGTGGGAGTGCCTGAAGGGAGGCGCGCAGCGCGGACGCGCAGCGCTGACCGTGCGGATGGCCTTCGACTGCTACGAAGACACCCACCTGTACAGCGGTACCGAGCAGGCTGCTGCAGAGCGGCTGCACACCGCCTCGCGCCTGAACCGCCTGCTGCACGGGCGCATACCCGACGGATGCTGCTCGCCCATGCTGCGCCGCCGAAGCCGGCAGTACGCGCTGCCGCACGGTGTCAAGGTGTACGAGGCGGAGTACTCCGTGGGGGTGGTTGACGATGACCACACGGATGCTGTCTGCACATGACGGCACTACCGACATACGAAACCCATACTTTCACGCGACGAAACCCATACTTTCACGCGACGAAACCCATACTTTGACAAATCGCCCACAGCGGGCCAAAAACAATGTATAACTAAAAGAAGGAGGAACTGAAAATGGCATTTTACAAAGTGCAACAGATGAAACAGAACGGACGCTACTACCCTGTAGCCGTCCTGGTAGCCAAACCTGCCGGAATCGACGAGGTGGCCGAGCAGATAGCCGAGTCCAGCACCGTGAGCAAGGCCGACATTGCAGCTGTGCTCACCGCACTGCCCGCCGTGATGGCGCGCATCATGAACAGCGGACGCAGTGTGCGGCTGGACAACATCGGCACCTTCCGCTACACCATCAACGCCCGCAAGGGCGGACAGGAGACGGAGAAGAAGGTGACCGCAGCCGACATACGGGGCACCCGCATCCGCTTCCTGCCCGAGACGGCCTACAAGACCGGTACCGGAGCAACCACCCGCACGCTGGTAGGCAGCAACATCAGCTGGGACAAGTGGACGGGAGCCACCGTGCCCGACGAGGCAGATACCGAAGGAGGAGGCAGCGAAGGCACAGGAGGCAGCAGCGGAAGCGATGGCAACACCGACGACAATCCGCTTGGCTGACCAGTCGCGGGATGCGTGTAGGGGCGGAACATTTTCCGCCCTGAATACCGTTTGCTGCGACAAATTCCGCTTTAAATTTTAAATCATTCTAATCGAAAAAAACATGAAAATCAACTTCGCACAAATCGCCGTCCGGATGGAGTTCGAAGGACCTTCACAGACCGTGGACATCCGCAAGCCGCTGGGCAACCACATCCACCAGACCACCGGCGACCTCGCCATGGACCAGCTGGCACGCGACATCTACTTCAGCCAGCATCCCGTGGAGCTGACGCAGGAGCAGGCACAGGCCGTTCTCGAAGCCGCCAAGCAGAAGTTTGTGTGTCCAGTATGGCAGGGGCTGGAAAAACAGATGAACGAAACCAATAACAAGGAGGAGGATAACCAATGATCACACTCAGAACCACCACCACCGTGCTCCGGCAGTCCGAGCTGACGACGGAGCAGTACGACTACCGGCTGCAGCACCGCAGCGAGAGCACCGACGGACAGCCGGCTCCCTACGTACACACCGACATCCTGCAGGTGACCGATGCCAAACTCGGCACCACTACCCGCGTGGGCTACGGACGCGCCGAACAGGTTACAGGCCGGGTGTTCCTCAGCATCGAGGACGCGGCATCCGTATCGACAGCCGACTGCACGGCCATCGCGCAGCAGTATTACCAGGACATTGCCGAACTGACCGGCGCAACCCTGACCGACAATGGCAACGCTGACTGATGCCGAGTATGCCCGACTGGTGGCCGACGTGAAGGCGCAACTACTGGCCGACGCACGACCCGTCACCGCACTGCCGCAGGCCGACAGCTTAGACGGTGTGACCTCCATGCCAGCCGTGCGCAATACGGCGGGGACGGAACAGGCCGTACAGGTGCCCATCAGCCTGCTGCAGAAGCCGGCGTTAGATGCCGCACAGCAAGCCATCGACGCAGCCGGGCGCGTAGACACCGCCCTGACCGATGCCGGCAGGCTCCCCGTGGTGCGCGACGGCAACTGGTGGACGTGGGACACCGAGACCCGCCAGTACACCGACACCGGCATCCGTGCCGAGCGCACAGGAGAGTACGACGAGCAGACCCATACGCTGACAATTTTTTAACAAGCAAGAAAAATGGCACAGAAAGGAACCGGCTACATAGCCAAGGTGACAATAGAGAGCGAGAACGGAGCGGCCATGGCCGACCTCCGGTTCAGCCTCGCCTTCTACGTCCACCAACGCCAGCGCATCACGCTGGACAAGTCGGAGCTGGTGCATGTGGTACGCGAGCAGGCCGACCACTGGTATGCCTGCATCGACAGCCACCTGCTGGGCGAAGGCCGCGTGCGCTGCGAGGCCACCGTGTGGGACGGCGAACCCGCCTGGCCCGGCGGACGACGACCTATCATCGTAGACGTGGTTACCGGACTGGTGGTAGGCCGGCAGCCCTGCATCGGTCCCGGCGGCCAGCAGACCTACTACGACCAGGGCATCCGCCTGCGCATCGAGTGGGTCAACGACCTGCCCGACCCCGACGGCACCACTTCGCTCTACCCCAGCACGCACGTGGAGTACGATGCACAGACACGTACCCTGACGCTGTACTGAAAACCCGTAACTAAAATCTTTAAAAAACCGAATATGGCAAACTTAGGCAAACGACTGGACTACATCAGCCACAACGGAGAGACCTACTGCGTAGGCTACTCCACCAACGACCTGACCGACGCACTCAAGGCCAAGCTGGACGGCGTGGCACAGGGAGCGCAGGTCAATGTGATAGAGCACATCACCTTCGAAGGCGAGGAGCTGGACACCGATACGGAGACCAAGACCGTATCGCTCTCATCCCTTCAACGCAAGCTGGTACCCGGAGCCGGCATCGGACTGGACAACGAAGGCAACATACGCATCACCTACGACCACACCGCCTGGATCATCGTCTCCGCGCTGCCCGCATCGCCCGCCGAAGGCAACGAGCACCGCATCCACATCGTCCCCAGCCAGAAAGCGGAGACCGGCAACGCTTACAAGGAGTACATCTGGCTGCCCGATGACGGCAGGTGGGAGGAGTTCGGCGACTTCCACGCCGCCGTTGACCTGGCCGACTACTACAAGCGCACCGAGGCCGACGACCGTTTCGTGGCCAAGGAGGAGGGAAAGGCACTATCGGCCAACGACTTCACAGACCTGCTCAAGGCGAAGCTCGACGGCATCAGCACGCAGGCCAACCGCACTACCTTCGCCTTCAATGCAGAGACCGCCACCCTTACTATCACAACCAAATAACACAAGAGAGGAGGACAACGTATGGCATCACTGCTACATATCAACATCAATGGAACCGTGGTGGACATCACACCCATCTACAAGGAACTGGGCATCTCGATCGACCGCTTCACACAGCTGCTTGACCGCGACTTCTACGTACCAACGCTGACAGCGGCCCCGATGCCCGAAACCGTCAGCTACGACGACGAGGACGGCAGCACCTGCCCATTCCGCATCGGACAGCTCTGCCGCGTGGCCGACGACACCGCCGGCACCGGCTACCGCTTCTATCTCTGTACCGACATCGCCGACAACGCGGCCCGCTGGGAACCCGTGCCGGACACCTACCTGCACCGCGAGGTAGAGCGGCTGACAGCCGAAGTGCTGAACCCGCACCGCGACGACGCGCAGCTGCCCACGCTGTGCGGACAGCCGTCCATCCTCTTCGGAGCCGGCACCCCGCAGGCAGCCGTGGTGCCCGACAACTGGGTGCAGCAGCTCGACGGAGGCTACGACTGGACGGGACGACCGTCCGCACTGGGCCAACAGTACATCGACACCACCGTGCAGACGGGCGGACGATACATCGCCGTACGCAGCGGCCAGGACGACCTCGTCTGGCACCGTCGCTCACGGCGGACATCACATCAACGGCCAAGAATACCGCCGTCGCACTGCAGGACTGGCTGGGAAACAGCCCCGACGGACTGGACCACTGCGCCTACCTGCGCAGCGTCTACGGCGAAGGTGAGGATGGATGGATCCGTTGCCTGGAGGCCAACCGCGCCGTGATGCCTACCGACCGAGGCGCACTCCGCTACGGGCACGACTACGCCATGCAACTCACCGACCGGCTCTGCGAGCTGCGCAACTGCTTCGGCGACATCAAGCATCCGGCATTCAACTACGTGCGGACCGTCGTCAATTCGGTGTGCCTGCCGCCGGAGCGGTGGCACCTCATCTCGCTGCCCGACGGGCTGGAGCTGACCTCTATGCTGCGATACGGTACAGACCCGTCGCGACTGGCAGACCCCATCAACGAGTGCCTGTATCGTCTCAAGGGTACTGCTATCAGCAACGGCACCAGCCGGTGGTTCGCCGCGCGGAGCGCGCTCCATGCAGCGTGGTATTGCAACGGCACCTACGGCAGCGCCAGCTGCTACGGCAGCATGTCGTACGCCAATCAGGTGCTGGCCGCATCCTCGCTCCAAATTTGACTTATTCTTAATCTTGCATCGGCGCTCCGTCGCCGATGCCCCTAACGATTAGAACGTATGAAACTGACCGACACACCCATATTCGAGAATCTATGCAAGCTGCGACGGATGATCTACGACGCGCACCGTTACATGACTCACGCCGACCGACAGCGGTTCATGGACGAACTGCTACACCTATCCGGTCGCTGCATCGAGTGCTTCGCCGAAGCCTATGACTTCCCGGACAGCCGTCGCGAGGCCATCAAGCGGTGCATGACCACCTTCGCCGTGCTGCGCACCGACCTGCAGACGCTGCGCGAGCTGCACGTCATCAAGTACCCGAAGCCGCAGTTCCCGGACGGGTATCAGCCCACGCCTGGCGAGGCCATCAGCCGCGGATGGATAGAGCTGTACGAGGTGGTCGGTCGGATAGACGATGACTTGAGTCGGTACAGGGCGCACCTCGCTCAGAGCAGGTCCGCATCCGCACAGGGTGCGGCAGACCGTGATCATTAGAGGAGTGCCACCATCATTTATGGCTACAAACAGGACAGGCACTCGGGATGCACCAACCGGTGGTTCGCCGCGCGGAGCGCGCTCCATACAGCGTGGTATTGCAACGGCACCAACGGCAACGCCAACTACAACAACAGCATGTACAACGCCAATCAGGTGCTGCCCGCCTCCTCGCGCTAATGGATATATATATACAATAATGTAGTATGATAAGACTCGAAGACCTCATAGCAGAGTGCGACACCTACCGGCACGACAACCGCCGGAGTGCCGACCAGCGTGCATTCGCCATGCACGCCGAGGCACGCTGTATGCGCCTCTACCGGGCCATCATCAGTCATACCGTGCGCCCTGATACCTACTCATTCATCACCTACCATCCGCGTGTCCGCGAGGTCATAGCCTGCGAGGCCGACCTTCGCATCATCGACAAGTATCTGTACCGCCGCCTCCGGCCTATCCTGGAGCGACACCTGCCGCCCTGTGTGCACAACAATCGCGTAGGCATGGGGCAGACCTCCTGTGTCAACGCCGTAGCATCGGACATCTACGAGTTGAGCAACGGCCACACATCGGACTGCTACGTCATGAAGCTGGATGTAGCAGGCTGCTTCCCCAACATGGTGCAGGACATTGCCTACCGGCAGATGGAGCAGCTGCTGCTTGCAGAGTACGACGGAGCCGACCGCGACGAGATGCTCTACATGCTGGCCGTCGCCATCTATGCCTATCCGCGCCTGCACTGCCGGCGCATCTCACCCATCTGGATGTGGCAGGATGTGGGCAAGGGCAAGAGCGTGTACGAGAAGGACGACGGCATCGGAGCCAGCATCGGACGGCTCATCTGGCAGCTCATTGCCTGCTGGTACTTCCACGAGGTAGACGAGTACGCCCTGTCCGTCCCGTCCATCCGCTACGAGCGGTATGTGGATGACATGTACTTCGTCGCCCGTTCCAAGGACGTGCTGCTCATCGTGCCGGAGATTCGTCACATCCTTGCCCGCGTAGGTGCCCGGCTCAACGAACACAAGTTCTACTTCCAGCACTACAGCAAGGGCGTGGAGTGTCTCGGCACACACATCAAAATGGACCGCATCTACATCAACAACCGCCCTGTCCGTCAGGCCAAGCAGAAGGTTGCCGAATGGAACGGACGCGCCTCCGAGCGCAACGCCACCCGCTTCATCAGCTGCATCAACTCCTACCTCGGCCTCTGCAAGACCTACAACGGCTACGGCAAGGCGTGGGAGATTGTACGCACCATCGACGGACGCTGGTTCCGGTACATACACTTCGACCGCACCCGCTGCTGCCTCGTACCCAACGAGGGTTACAGACAGCGCGATATAATAGCTAATAGATATTGTATTACTAAATCCTGTAAAAATGAGAAGAGAAGAAAAAGAAGAGGCCATCCGTCGGCTCACAGAGCGGATGATGGCACTGCAGAGCCGCATGAGGCTCAGCGACGCGCATGCCAGTAAGTGCATTAAGCTGGGACTGGTGTACCGTGAAGAATACCCCGACGAGTGCGCCGACTACGAGGCCGCCCGCGAAGCGTACAACGCAGCCGAATACGAACTGGATAGCGTGATTGCGGCCGAAGTGGAAGAGGATGACGCAGCGGAGGAAGGAGGTGACGCATGAGCAAGATTACACCGCGAGGCCTTCGAAACAATAATCCTGGCAACATACGCCTCACAAAAACCGTATGGGCTGGACAGATCATACCGGGAACAGACCGAAGTTTCTGTCAGTTCCAGACAATGGCATACGGCTACCGAGCTATGCTGATGACGCTTCGCAACTACCGCCGAAAGCACGGCTGCAGCACGGTGGCCGACTTCATACGCCGATGGGCTCCTCCTATAGAGAACGACACCGCCGCCTACATCCGCAGCGTATGCCGAACCCTCCAGGTTCCAGACAGCTACGTCCCCGACATCGACGACCGCACCGTCATGTGCAACCTCGCCGCCGCCATCTCTAAGGTAGAGAATGGAGTCGATGCCGTGATGACCGACATCCTGTCAGGCTGGGATTTACTGTAA